AACATTTCCTGATAACCTACAGACTCAATACGTGTCTTAGCACTTCTATATATTTTAAAATTTCTTATAATAGCATCGGCTAATCTTAATGGAGTAGCACGCTTTCTATAATAAGGTAATACAAATCTATTATTTTTATCATCAATAGCTAGATTAAATACTACTGAATAGTCTGCAGTCTTTTTCGTGCTAGACGCAGGATCGACACCAGTAAACACGTTTACAGGTCTTCTCTCTTCTACTGACTCACCATTTAGGTTCGTCAGGATGAGAGTAGACAATCCTGCTTCGTCTTTCTCAAGGAAACCTTCATAGTATTGAATATCTTCCTGTCTAAACAAATTATCTTCATCTCCAACGATCTGACAAAGATATTCCCTATAAAAAACAGAAAGACGATTAATACTATCTAACTCTTCCTTCTTCTGTATCAATTTATCAATTCCCCAGACCTCAGGCCATAAAGCTATCTTTTTTTCTATATCAGGTCTAAACTCTAAAGTCTTCCAACCTTTCATATCTTTTAATGTCTCTACCATACAACGCTCATGCTGCGGAGTACCAATAACACATATTCTACCAGATAACGGATCCAGGGATGGAACACCAGATTGCAACAACCAACGTAAGTTGTATTCCATAGCTTCTGCTGTTTTTGTATTATTTTCATCTTCTGGATCATCTAGTATCAACAATGTAGGTCGTTGATTTCCGTGTTTAATTCCACGTATCTGCTGACCTGTTCCCTTACAAATAATTAAACTACCATCTTTTAGCTCTACTTCTGTATTAGTCCATTTCTTTGCAGACTGCATTCCCCAGTATCCAAAAAAATATCTAAACTCTTGAGAGTAGTCTAACACATCTTTAATTGTACCTAAAAGTTTAGTAGCGTGTGATTGCGTACGAGACACAAGCACAATAACCTTAATTCCTTTATCGAACATCAAATGAAACAATGGATAAATACCAGCAGCAACTGAACTCTTAGCGTGTCCACGTGGTGCAATAATATTTATTTGTTTACGATCGTTGTCCAATAAATGTTTTGTAAGGTCGTAATGAAAAGGAGGAGACTCACTACTAAACATATTAGGCATTACCATTCTACCAAATAGCAACATATCTTTTTGCATTGCTTCTATAATATCTGATTTATTTTTCTTCATCTATAATAATAGTAACTTCAACTTCCATATCTTTACCTACCTCAATCATTGTAGCTAAAAATAATAACAACTCATCTTTGTTACCCTCAAGTATTATCTTTTTCCTGTCCATCTCCGAGCTCTTTTTTTTGTGTTGCTTTCAACTTTTTAGTCTGCGTTTCATACTGACTAGAGATCTGATGACTAATATCCATTTCTAATGTTTCTGTTTGTTGCGTTTTATGTGGAGCCATATCTAAAAATACGGACATTTCTTTTGCTGCACGTATCATACTCCCACTATCTTCTTTCATCTTCGCAACTATAACTGCATCTTTCATTACATCAATAACGTATCCTTCGTCTACACCCTTATCAGTTAAAACCTCTTTTAACTTATCTTTTATCATTTGCTTTGTCTCCTTCAGCTTAAATAATCTCTTTGCCGCTATCTGTGGCTCTTTTTGATCTGGTCTATAAAGAACTCCAATCTTATCCATATCAGGTTTTTCCCCCGCTACCTTATATGCAACATAAGCATCTATAGCTAATTCTGCTCTATTACTTGTAGCTTCTATTTCACTATACGATCTTGTAGATACGTGATTCATATTTCCAGACTCCCAATGTGGTTTAAATTCTAGTTTTCTATTTCTTCCTATCCACTGTCTTCCGTATGGAAATGTAACAAGAGTTCCTTTCTTATACTTGTTTCTATAGATACACTTACTAACATATCCATCATCGCTTAACCCATAGTCTCCTTCATCGCATTCTTGCCAATGAACATGCTCTGGTATATACTTATCTTCCTTGTCGTAAACAGTATATTCTTTAGGTTTAAAATTATTTTTCTTCAGTCTTTTTACTATCTTTATCATCTAACGGGAATTTTTCTTCTAAAAATTTTTTGAAGTTTTCTTTATCTCCTTTCATATCTAGATATAAATTTAATGCTTGATCACTGTTCCAAAGATTCATCTTCATTTGCTCTACTTGTAATGCTAACGTTCCAATCATTTGTAACATTTCTGATTTGGTTGGTTTCTTTTTCTTGCTAATAGCCATTATAACTCCTTATTACATTTTTCACAACGATCGCCTCTAGTGAGTATATTTTCCGTTGCTGCCTGCACACCTATAGCTATCTCTAGAACGTCTTGGTATGCCATACCTACAGCTCTTATAATCTGTTGAGTGCCTAATTCGTGTGTAGCCCTATTTAGTGTCTTATCAAATAAATTTAAAACTAAACTTTGCATAGAGGTATAATAAGACTTATTGTCTTTTAAAGATATAATCTGTTCAATGGTGTTATCTTTTGGACCTACCAAGTAAATCCAGTTATATTTATCTCTACTGACAAGATGTCTTCGTTTCTTATCTTTCTTATCAAATATTACGTTATCTGCTATGCTCATTCTTTCTCCACATACGTTTATTATATAGCAATACATACTTGTATGTATAAATGTACGTTTATTAACGTTTATCTATATACGTTTATACCTTGCACTCTTCTTCTTCTTTTATGCGTAACTCTAACTGCATTTCTTCTATTTTAACCATAATCTCTAATTCTGCTGACATAGTTTGTAGCAATAGGTACATATCGTCATCAGATAGATCTAACTCTACCTCTTCCCACTTACCTGTTTCTTTATTTAATCTTTCTAGCATTCTATTCTTTTTTAGAAAGGTTATTAGTTTTTGTACGCTTTTCATACTATAACTTAATGCATTTTATTTGAACCTTGCAATACTTTTAAAAAATTGCCCTAGATTGCGTGTACATGGTATATATACCACCTACCCCCTACAAATATTGACTTTCCATATTCAATATCGTTGAAAATATTCGTTTGAATATTCCAAGTCAATATTTGTTACGGGCGTAGCTGCACCCTCGTGCTCGAGAGAGCACTAATGTTAATTAAAAGAAAAAAGAAAGAGAGTTTAAAATGAATACAGTTCAAAGTACATTCAATATGTTGGTTAATGCCGACATCGCAAAAGATTTGGTAAGTATAATTATGCGACCTACCAAAGCAACTTGTGATAAACTAGAAGATAGACAGAGCGAGAGTTCTAGAACGCATTTAGGTGCAATATCTTCTGAGATGTTAAATACAGCAAGTGACGCAAGTCCTGAAGAGTATAAGTATATCTATATGATTACTATACGTGCCAAGGATATTAGCAGTTGGTTGCTATATGATTCATTTACTAAATACCTTGCATTGCGTAATTTGCAAGTTGTTACCAAGGCCAAAGACGCTAAAGGTAATGTTGTAGATGTTGACTATACATCTTACAAGAACCAGAATAACGACAAGGAATCTCTTGTGACATTATATGTTACAGCGACTTCTGACGTTGTTGGTGTTTTTGTAGAGTAGTATCAATAGAGTGTTGTGCTATCGTTCAATAGAGATCAGAGCAGTAGCATAGCATTTTCATATTGTGCTACGCATCGTAAAGAATTTTTTTAATCTAGATAATGCTATCTAGAAAAAACCTTGCCATTGGTGCAAGTAATAATTATTATAATTTATGCCAACTAATATCACAACCGTTCGAAACATACCTAGTGACATTTACCTATATCAATTAATTCCCCCTATTAGTTGGCAAAGAATTACAATATTGTGTTAATCAAATAAAAAAAAGAGGAAAAGAAAATGATACCAATGTGGATGAAGAGATTAAAAGGGTTTGGTTCAATCCAAGCCAGAAGGACATTTGATACTTTAAGCCAATATAAGAGCGACCTTACCAGACGTTATAAAGGTAAAGGGCTATTTCTAGCGCTTACAAGTGTAAATTTCTTAATAAGACGATGGATAAAAAACGTCATAGTTGCAGTATCTATGCTAACTACTAGTATAGTATTGTTTATGAAATTTGACACTAAGTATAATATGTTTACTGGCGAATATATGAACTACCTATCAACAATTGCTTTAGACTTATCGCTATTGTTCTTATGGTTAGTAACAGCATATGTAGCAGTTGTAGCAATACAATGGCTATACAATGAAATGGTAGACTTGAAAAAGGAGATGTTTTATGAAGGATATTAAAGTAGGAAAACAGAAACCTAAGAAAAAGCACGTACCATTACCAAAGAACGTTGAAGTTAATCTTACATTCGATGTTGAAACTGAGCCGTTTTTAGACGCTTCAGTATTCGATGACGGAATAGTAGAAACATACGTCAACGTTAAAGCTAAAAAAGCAACTATAAGGATAGATAGGGATGACTAAGAAAAGGATCTATCATACAAGGTTACAACATTCTAAACTATTTGTTGATTGGTTTAAACATCAATATCGTATTGATTTAAAACCATTGCAGCAAAAAGCAAGCAACGCATACGATCCAGCGTGCGTAATGGCTTGTAGTAAAATGTCAAAACCTTTAATGTGGGCAATATACTACAATGTGGTGTCTAAATGAAAAAGACACCATTGAGAGTAGTATGCCCTAATTGTCGTAGCGTTATTGCAGAAACAGCATATAACTATCAAAAGCAACAATGGAACTTTGTGATAAAAGAAGAGTGTTGCGAAGATAGTATTGCTATGTTGTCAAAATCAGTAATGAACGACATATGTGAAAAAGAGGTTAGTTCTACGGAATTAGACGAAGGCTACAATGGCTCAATAGAAGAGCCTTCGTTCTATGACTGGGAATCTAATAGGTGAACAGTAGAGTGTATAAAGGTTACTCTTTTTCCCTTTATGTACAACCGAGAATAGATATTTACCAAACTGAAAACGAAGTGGCTTAGTAGGAAACTACTTTGCTAACACAGGCTTTGGTAAGTATCTACTCTTTCAAATTAAAAAAAGAGGAATGTAATGAAAAAAGAAATAATACACGTAGAGTGTGATTTTTGCGGGAATAACGATCCTATTGATGACTATAGTTTAATGAAAGAAAGTATTTCATTTTATTCAAAAAGCTATAGACAAAAAATAAAAGTTAATCTTAAACATAAGTATATATGCTCAAAGAGTATATTAGGTGAATGTAGAAGAACTTTTTATTGGTGGGTCAACAAAGAGTTAACTAGACATATCGAAGCTGATGAATCTTATGCTTGGAATATGTTATATAGAAACAATCCTCAAGAGGATAATAATAAAGGAGAGTCAAAAATGACCGAATTAGAGGCATCATTAATAACTATACTTTTTCTTATTGTATTTTTATTTCTCACTTTCTTATTCTTGAGAATATTTGATAGAATAAGAGATTTAGAAATATTAGAAAAGCAAAAAGAAAAACAAGTTCGTGAATTACAATCAATGACAAATGTATTAAAAAACTACAAAAAGTAGGAAAGGACTTAAGATGAGCAAATTGTCAGATAAATCATTAAATGATCTACGTAATGAAATAAGTGAATTAGTAGAAACATTAGATGAAAAACCGTATTCAGCAAATATAATTGGTATTTGTTTAAGGCAAATAGATGATTATTACGGAAAAGATGAAGCTGAAAAAGCTATGGTAGATTTCGATCTAGGAAGTCATGGATGGAGCGTTCCAAATGTATAAAAAAATATTACATTGGTTAGGTATCAAAAAAAGCAACAACTTGACTATACTAGATAACATAGAAAAACGTCTTCATCATGGTGCTATAGAGCACGGTGAAGAAGTACCATTAGACGGTACAAGAGATCATATGGAAGATGCTATTGAGGAAATATTAGACTTAATAGTTTATCTTACAGCATTATTAATAGAAATACAAAGTAAAATAAAAAGGAGAAGATAGTATGTCTTATGATGTAAAGTTAAGTAATTTAAGAGTTAATTTCGATAAAGCGTTCGATAAAGTTCGTACACCTTATGGATCTAATAAGAAAGCTGTTAAATTACACAAATCATACACTTGGAGTGATTTGTATAGTATACAATCAATGTTTGAACAATATCCAAAAAGATTGGACATGTACGATGAAATAGTTCCAATTTATGAAGATTCCCCTATTAGAAAAATAGAGGTAGATTGTAATGGATGTGGCGATAGTGGAGCAATAGAAGAAATAAGATTCTATGATGATATGGATTCACAAATTAAATCAACTACAAAATTCGTAGAATTTGATATAGCTACAAAACACACAGAAACTAACTACGAACATGGAGATAAACGTGATGTAATTAGCACTTCTTGGTATCTAGATGACGATGAAGTTAGAGAGTTACTAGATTTAAAGAAGAAAGAAATAAAACAAATGAGCGAAGAAGAGTTTGATAAATTAGATTTGTCTGATTTTGCAAATGGTATTCTTAAAACTTTGTTAGATAATGGATGGCTAATACATAAAGTGTATCACCAAGGCAAAGATCAAAGAGCTTATTACACCATTAAATGTGAAGGTAAAAATACTGGAATTGCAGAACAGACTATAATGGACTTTCAAGGTCTTCAATTACCAGTTCTATTTCCTAAAGTAGGAAAAAGTGTATGGGAGTCATTAGAAAACCAAACATATAGGTTACTTTCTGGTGGATGGGAAATAAACGAAGGAAGTCAAAACACAGTTACATACTTTTTTCATAAAAAGAACATAGCAGTTCACGTATATGAAGAGCAAAATGTAATAATGCAAAGAATAATCAAGAAAGAATTTTCTTTAGACTCTAGCCTTAAAACTAGATTTAAAGGATTCTTGAAAGATATGTTTCCAAAAAAGCATGATCAATACGACCTTTCAGTAGACTTTCATAAAAAGAAAGACCACGAAAAAATAGTAGAGATGAATACATATTTACAAGACCTCGTAAATACCAAGGTTGACATAGAAGAACCAAAGGAATATTAAGGGGGAAATATGGATCCATTACATCACAGCAAAAGTAGTGTCAAGAAATATGGTGGAACAGTAGAAGACTATCTACCTATACATCATTGGTTTGATGATAGCAAACGTGGTTTTGCATTCATTACGCATCGTTCAATGAGACATCATTCAGAAGGAATTGGATGGTGTATTGACACCTTTGGAAAATACATTACTCTATCGCATGGAAAACAAGATGGAAAGCAAATACCAGTAAGGTTTATTGCTGAACAACATATCTTGGAAGATTGCGGCAGAATACCAACAATGAAAGATTGGCTTCAGCATATGCAACCAGCCGATTGGATGCGTAAAGTTGGTAAAATAAATACAAAAGATTAATATGGTCAGCACGATCGTATTATATCGACAAGTAGTCACATTACAGGTGGTCCGTTGGACAGGAGTATCCTGAGTGACTTAAATCAGAACAGAAGTGGAAGGTTCGGAACTTTAGGAAAACCGATTAAATCATTCCAACAAAGCCTCACTTCAGTTCTGAAATCAGAATAGAGGTAGCAGGTTAGAGATACTAGTATTGCTAAAACTACCTCAGTTCTGAAAAATTAGAAAGTTGATATGAAGAAAACTTATATCGTAAAACTCAATGACGGACCGAACCCTAGGGCGATACCTTTAATATAATCGGTTGGGGACAGAGTTTGAGC